TGATGAAATTGCATATCTTAGGAATGTGCAAACTTTCAACAAGTTCAGTTAAGAACTTAGAACAGGCTAACCTAATGTCTTCAATGTTTGACTATCAAAACGAGCAGATCGAAACTGAGGTTTTTGCATACCTTTACGAAAATCTCGAAATAAGAATGCAAATGAGATTAAAGGAATTAGGATTCTAAAATACGCCCCGCAACTCGCGGGGTTTTTTTATGCTTATAATGTCCATGTATTTTCTAATGTGTGTTACTTCGGTCTGATTATAATTTTGTTTTTGAGCTTCGTTCATAATTTTATAGCTTTATATCCTTGCAAAACGTATTCAGCAAATACCTCAGGTTATCAAGTAAGTCGGCCTGTTTTTCATCTCCTTTACCTTTAATGATTCCGCGGCTGTTATTCGATTTAATCCGTAAAACATCCATTCTCAGCGATGGGCATTTGTCCTCATAAATCTGAAAATCGGGGCAAGTGCTGATAATCGTGTTTACTTGTACGTAGCTCTCAGCGTGTAACGGGTTCGCTTTGGGTACTATTATTCGATCTGTGCTAACTTGTAATTCATCCTGAATAATCTGATAGTATGTCTTCGGTACTTTCTGCCGTCCATCGCTGCGATCCCCTGACGCGTCACCCGTTATTAAAATCGGCACGGCGCACGGGAAACGGTTTTTTATTTCGCCGCCTTCGTACCATGCACCAATCTTTTTTCCTGTTTCCTGAAATATCCACTCCCTTATAGCTTGGCACGTGTCATAAATCGAAGCCTCACCGCGTTCAATGCTGCCGATTTTAAACTCCTTAACGATGTGGACGCCGTACCGGTATCGGGTTGACTGTTGATCAGCTAAACTAATTACAGTTTTCTTTCCGACCGCCGCCGTCATCGGTATTTTATTAAAGTCAAAACTCAAAAACAGCTGTTCAGTCTGCCAATTTATTTTCTTTGACGGCTGAAATACTTTCTGTTGTAATGTTTTTTCTTTCAGGACATATACCCACGCCTCACCCGAATAATCAACGAATATAGATTTATATTCCTGCTCAAATGTTAGCCTATCTAAATCGCGGGATGCGTCTTCAACCTCTGCGGGGTCGATCATCGGGTTGTCGGTCGTTTCCATTCTGAACGTTATCCAGTTCGATGATCCTGTGTCCGATTGTGGGAGATCAGCATCGCCGTAGCAGTTAATTTCACAACCGCCCGCGCGGCTGCCATTTTGACATAACCGATACCAATAGTTATCCTTTCCTGACGCCGTGCCAATAAAAAACGCCTCGCCTTTGTAGTCAGTTAGGGTCGGACGTGCAACGGTTTTCCAATGATATTCAAGTATGTGACTTGGTATTTTCTGAGTTTCCTCATAAATTACGCGGTGATATTTTCGCCCGCGGCCCTTATCTTTTCGGCCTTCGTCGCCGATACTCCAAACCTCCAACAAACCGCCACCAATGAACGTCATAATTTTCTCAGAATCATTTTTCTGCGTGATTATGCCGCCTTCGTTTTGCATCTTAAATACTTCAACAATTTTATTCCAACTTTGCGCGAAGTCTTTGAAGTCATCTAAAAATATACCTACTTTTTTACCCTCAAATACTGCCGGTGCTATCAGCGGCAAAGCAACCGACGTTATTAACTCAGTCTTGCCAAAACGACGCGCGCAAACGATACAATTAAACCTTCTATGAGTTTTCTGTATTCGCTGCTGACCTGCATGCGGTTTGTAAAGTTCTATGTTAATGTTACGGGCCAATTGCTTAGGTTGTTGGTGGGTAAATAATGTTAATATTCACGTCCTTGTTTTCCGCTGCGTTTTCTGTTTTCGGTTCAATTATTCCGTAGCAATGGCCCAATAATAATTTAGTCATAGCAGGGTTAGACTTACCGTCTAATCCGCGTTCTACCTTGTTAGTTAGGATTTTAGACTTTGCGCGCGTAATTAGTGCCGAAAAATCAGGTCTTTGGTTATAATTCAGCAACGTATCAGCATCGACGTCTAAATAGTCAGCTAATCCGTAAACCGTATAAGGAATCGGATCAGGCATATCGATAATTTCGAAGTAGTCTTTAGTTTTTACTATTTCTTTTTTTGTGCGTGCGTCGCAATATTCGAAATAACCTTCGATTCTTTTTTCTAACTCTTTAGGTTCTTTAAATATCAAAGGGCGACCCGCTAACATTTTGGCCTTATCTTTCATTCTTTGGCTGTTTTAAACGATTTTAAATAAGTTTTGGTATGTATGTATCACTTTAAAAAAATAATGCCTTAAAACGGATATTTTTTGGCGGTGGTTTGCGCGGTGTGATTAAACGATGCACAAATATACAATTTTATTTTGATAAACAGACTGACCTACAAAATAATTCAGTAAACTATAATATTGTGTTTAGTTCCAAAACTAAACAAACTAAACACCAACTAAACACGAAACTAAACACGGAAACACCCATCTATACTATATTATATACTATCTATATAAATATATATATATATATAAGGGGTACATGATGTATGAGATTTTTGTTTGTGAGGTTTTTCCCTAAAATATATTTTTTAATATTCTCCTACACCCCCTGTTCTCGAAAAAATCACTATACACGTAAAGCATTGACGCTCATTGGCTATGGTGTTTATTTTAAAAACTAAACATTTGAGTTTTGGCCGTAAAAAGTTGTAATTGGTGTTTTTTGACCTAAAATGAGTGAGCCTGAAAATTGAAAAAACGTGTTTATTTTTTTATCACGTCGGCCAAAAAAAACATTTCGTTCGGTATGAAAAAAAATATTATATTTGTGTTTTACTAAACATAAACTATCTAAAAAATGAAAATTTCAGGTAAAGTGATCCACGTCGGCGAAATTGAAACATTCGGCGCTAAAGGATTTCAAAAACGTATTTTTGTCATAAAGACCGATGAAAAATTCCCGCAGGAATTACCCTTCGAGCTGTCAGGCGAAAAACTTACATTGATTAACGATTATGATCCAGCTAACGAAGATTTAATCGAGGTCGAATATAACCTAAAGGGGCGCCCGTGGAATGGCAAATGGTTTATAAGCGCTGAGGCTTGGCGTATAACCGGAACGCCATCGAAAGCGAAAGCGAACGGCGGCGGCGTCGGTGGTAACGGCGGCGGGTATGTAAAGCCCGAAGAGATTGAAGGCGACCTCCCGTTTTAAAATAGTACTCACCGCGCTACACATCAGAACAGCGTACCAGGGTGAGTCGTTTAATAAAAAAACCCGCACGGATTATGTGCGGGTTTTTTTGTTTGGTTGGTGTTAAAGTTTTGTTAATGTCAAATAATTATAGCAAAAAGTTAGTATCTTTATGTAAATCAAAAAACATAAACATATGAACATTATTAAAAGAGAAAATCAAAACTTAATTTCTGCAAAGGAATTGTATTCCGAACTTGGAATAAAAAGAGGTTATGCACATTGGATAAAACAAAGCATTGAACGTGCTGAGTTGGAAGAGGATAAAGACTTTATGTCTTTTAAGACCGAAAGCACAGGAGGCCGACCATCAATTGATTATCTATTAGTTAAAGATGCTGCTTTATCAGTAGTAATGATGTCTGGCGGTCAATTTGCAAGCAAGCTAAGAAAAAAAGTAATTGAACTTTACAACCAACATGATGCAGGTCTTGCTTTTACTGCTCAACAAATTGAATCGTTAATGGATTTAAGCAGAGCTATGACTTTGGTATCAATCCAAAAGGAGGTAGAAAGTAAACATTTTGATATTTATAATAACAAATTTACTTGGTATGAATACAGGTCAGCTTTGTTAGGTTATAGTACAAAGGATGTTATTGAGGCCATGAAAAATGTAAATAAAAAACACCGCACAATGAGAACTTCATTAGTTCGATTAGATGCAAATGAATTGATTCGTACAGGTGTGATTGACTTTATGGTTGCTATGGGAAAATCACCTGAATACGCCGCAAATGTAGGCAACCTATGCAAATCAATGGCCGAAAAAATGGAGCTTGGTAATATTATTTGGGACGACACAAAAGAAAATCCATTACAAATAAATCAACCTGATGTTTTGATAAGGCAGAATTGTTATAATAATGCAAAATCAATGATTGACTAAAATTATGAAGGCAGCCCGTTATGAGCTGCCTTTTTTTATCCTACAAATACCGTTTTAACCTATCCTGAATCAACTGCCAAAACTCAACGGCTCGCATTTCAATCAATTGTATCAGTTCGTCATCGCGTTTAATATTATGTATCGCGATTTGTAAACGTTCGGGGAATCGCGGATCGTAACTAACGAAATCGCACCATTTACGGCCCGTTATCCATAGGTAACCTTGAATCTGATATTTATAATCTTCGTACTGCGCAGGCTGTAAAATATTACTCAGGTGGTTCGCTGAATTTGATGGGCATTTAATTTCGATTATACCATCGCCATCAACTAAGCCGTCAGGAATACCCGATACAAAATCATAAATCGGATGCGGTATTGATTCGTTAATTGTTGGAACTGTGCAAAATCTTTCGAGCTCATAACGGGCGCGCGCTACGGGTTCGTAAGTATTGCCGTGTTCGAGTGCTTTGGCGCTGATTTGTTCGCGCTCAACTCCGAGAATATCCATAATTACCTCATCAGCGTAACTGATAGCGGTCTGAGTGAACTCTGATATTACCTGTGACGGCGGCATAGCGTTCATAATCGCGGTGAGTTCAGGTACTGTCGATTTTTCGGGAACCGTTCCACCGTTGGCAGTAATCCAGTCTATAATATCCTGTTTTTTAGTTCCCGTTGCGCGTATTTCCTTAGTTCGGTAGTTCATCATTTTGGCGAACTGTGACGGCGTTATTTTACCTTTGGATGGCATATTATATAGAGTTTTTAAATGTGATTAAATTATCTGATGAAATATCGTATTTTTCGATAACTACATCGATTGTAATTTTTCCCGCGCGCACTGCCTCAACGCCTGCATTCCATCGCTCTGTGTCGGGTAATAGTTCGGGTTTACGTTTTTGCTGTGGTACTTCGATTGTATCTGAATGTATTTGGTCAGAATCTTCGCCCGTTGGAATCAGGAATAAATTTAATAGCGCGTATTTTAGTGCGTAGGTCATCGCCTTGCCTGCTGATTTGTCTTGAGGATCAACACCGATGCCGATAGATTGAAGGTATTCAGACTCGCCCGTTTCAGCGTGCGTTAGTTTGTAAGTCACGATAACGGTTAGCGTTATTTGTTGTTTTGTTTTGCCCTGATCTTCCCAGCGTTCTATTTGTAGGTCTTTTTCGATGCCCGTTTGCATAATCGTGAGCTGATTCTTAGTGAGTGCCTGTTGAAGCAGCTCCCTGACGCGTTCGTCTGAAATTGATTTGTAAGAAGATCCGCCGAAGCCGACTGTTTTGTCGTTTTTAATGTAACGTACTTCGTTCATAACCGCGTTAATTGCCGCGTGTAGTTTTTTGTTTTCCATTTTAATAGTAGTTTTAATAAAGTTTTGAAAATGTTTTTGATTAAATAATACACAAATATATTCAGAAGTTTTATCTTTACCAAATATCTGAGTAAATAAATTATAAAATAAAATGATAGAATTACGAAATTATCAAAACGAATCAATAAACAGAATCAGAAAATCGTATCAAAACGGATATAAACGGCCGTTGTTGGTTTTGCCGACCGGTGCGGGTAAAACCGTAGTATTTTCGTTTGTCACTATGTCGGCCGTTGCCAAAAATAATAAGGTGCTGATATTGGTACACCGTGACTCGTTATTTAAACAGACGAGTAAAACGCTGAGTAGTTTTCAGGTTCGGCACGGTCTGATAGGTTCGGGTTATAGTATGAATTACGGGAACGGCGTACAGGTGGCCAAGGTCGGCACAATGGTAAATCGATTGAATAAATACACACCTGACCTGATAATAGTCGACGAGGCGCACCATTGCACGGCGTCGCAGTATCGAAAAATAATTGAATACTACCCTGCCGCGAAAGTTTTAGGCGTAACGGCCACGCCGATACGGACTGACGGCGTCGGACTGATTGAGATGTTTGACGATTTAATAGTAGGCTGCACGATTAACGAACTAATCGAATTAGATTATTTAGTTAGTCCGCGAATTTTTGAACCTCCTATAGGTGTAGATTTGTCGGGCGTTCATTCGGTCGGCGGTGATTATAATAAATCTGAATTGGAGCAGGTAATGAATAAGCCGACGATTACGGGCGACGCTGTCAGTCATTATAAAAAATTATGTGGCGGTGTTCCTGCGGTTGTGTTTTGTGTATCTGTTAAACATAGCGAGGATACTGCCGAAATGTTTAGGGCGGCGGGTTACCGTGCCGAATCTGTCAGCGGTAAAATGCCACAGGCCGACATAGACCGTATATTAAACGGATTAGGCTCAGGATTGATTGACGTAGTGACGAGCTGCGATATTATCAGCGAGGGAACTGATATACCGCGTATCGGTGCGATTATTATGCTGAGGCCGACGCAAAGCGAAGCGTTATATTTGCAGCAGGCGGGCCGCGGATTACGTCCGTGTGAAGGTAAATCAGAATGTATAATATTAGACCACGTCGGAAATACGCGCAGGCATGGCCACCCGTGCGAGGATCGCCCGTGGACGTTAGAGGGTAAAAAGAAAAAACGAAAAGGACAAAACGAACAGGAAAACGATATAAATATTAAAGTTTGCGAATCGTGTTTTTACGTGTTTAAGCCTGCGCCCGTGTGCCCGTGCTGCGGTTGGGTAGTTCCTGCGAAGGAGCGAACGATTGAGGCGGTTGATGGTGAATTGGTCGAGGTAGAATATCGAAAACGAGAAAAGAAAAAAGAAACGGGACGCGCTCGGACGTTGGCTGAGTTGCAGAAAATTGAAGCGGAACGCGGATACAAAAAAGGCTGGGCATGGAATATGTTTAACGCGCGCTCAAAAAAATAGGGTAAAAAATATACAGCGTATTAAAATAGTATGTATGTTTGTGATGCGGTGATATTATCGCGTAAATAAAAAAGCTATGAAAAAAATAATTAAGTATTTAGAATCAGTCGAAATGTGGCGGGTTAATATTTTGGTCGATGGTGAATATAAAAAGCTCGGTTATTTTGAATCTTACGATGAGTGTAATTATGTCGCTGATAAATATTTGGAAAGCCATAATGATGAAGGCGAAAACTACGACAGCGAATTATTATTCGTTCACGACGTGCCGTATCAATTAAATCATATAGGCACAGAGAATCAGCGGGCATACTCGTATAAAAACATGAGAGGTTATTATTTTGAGCTGATACGATACACGGACGGCACATGGGCGTGGCACTTGGAACGTCATTGGCATCTTAGGGAAAAGTTTTTGGCAGATAGCCGCCCTAATTTGAAATATGATAGCGCGTTAAAAGCTCACGATGCGATGGTATTAGTTTTTAATGAAAAAAAAATGTAGGTTATGAATAAGGAAAAAAACATACAGAACGACATTCGGCTAAACGTTACCGACAACGTCCGAACATTCCGTAACAACGTCGGCATAGGTTGGACGGGTGACGCGCAGCGCACTAAGGGAGGCGATACGATTATTAAAGACGCGCGACCTCTGCACGCGGGACTGTGTAAAGGTAGCTCCGATTTAATCGGATGGGTTACAGTTGAAATCACGCCTGAAATGGTCGGTAAAAAAATAGCTGTATTTTTGGCGTTGGAGGTAAAAACTACCAAAGGCCGACCGACGAAAGAACAACGAAATTTTATTCATACGGTTGTAAATTCAGGCGGTATCGGTGGAATTGTCCGAAGCTCCGAAGATACTAACAGGTTAATTAAAGATTGGAATTATGGAGTGTTGTAAAAAGTGCGGTAAAGTTTGCGCCGAGCTGTCAGATTTTACCATAACGCCACAAGGGAACGCGCTTAGAGGCGATTGTATAAGTTGCGGAACGTTTGTGAAATGGATACCAAAAGCTGATAAATATGGAACTACTGATCAGCGAGAATGTATATGGGATAAAACAATTTGCAGGTGTGCTTATTGCGGAATTAGAGTAAATCCGAACGCTAAAAACTCACATCATTACGATCACATTGAGCCGCAATCAAAAGTAATTGATAATGATGTTGAAAATTTATACTTAGCTTGCACTCACTGCAATACTCAGAAAGGTAAAAAATCAATTAAGGAATATAGAGATTATTTAAAAAACAAATTTAAAAAACCTACCTTTGTATTTTTCTTTGAAATTTTACAGTTTTCTGATTTTGGCGAACGGTTAAAATTATTTTACGCCTTGGAAACAAAAACCCACCTTACCACCGATGAAAATAAACTACCATAAACGGATATTTGAACCTGCTGAGGCGGTCGATATATTCGATATTTACACTAACATTGCCGACGGTCATTATTTGGCCGAAACTGAGCATATACATA